TTAAATCCTCTATATGATGAAAACGAAAAGGTTGACGAATCGGAAGCAACTATGTTTTCTTTTTCTTCTGACGATAGCGAAGAGGAAGAGTTGGCAAAGACGTATAATGATTATCCCAAAGGAGCGACTTCCAATGCTAAACGTGCTTTGGAGTGGGTTGAAAAACATGGTTGGGGAGATTGCGGAGAGTCTACGGGCAAAAATCGTGCCCACCAATTAGCGAATAGAGAACCGATTTCGAGAGATACAATTTCTCGTATGGCATCTTTTAAAAGGCATCAGCAACACAAAGATGTGCCTTATTCAGAAGGATGCGGAGGATTGATGTGGGACGCATGGGGAGGCGATGCAGGGATTAATTGGGCACAGAGGAAACTAGAGGAAATCGACAACGAGGAGTTAATGCTTAAAGAACCTTGTTGGGACGGATACGAGCAGATAGGATGGAAGGAGAAAAATGGACAGAGAGTTCCTAATTGTGTTCCTATTAAGACAAGCGAAGTATCAAGGCTAGAATCCCACAAAATGGATATGACCGATAATGATGCCCATGAATGGCTTGTGCACTTGCAAGACAAGGGGGAGATTATTGATGATGCCGAATGGGAATTAGTTAATGTCCATATTGTAGACAATGAAGAGGAGGAGGAGAATATTGACGAGCAGAAATTGTTTAAGGAATACGCAGATGTTGAGGAGAAGTCAAAAGATGACAAAGGAATATTTAAGATTCGGTACCGCTATGGACCTAGCAGTTTCTCTAGCAAGAGCAGAGAATTCTGTAAGGATATGGTAAGCTCTAGGAAAAACGGAGTAGTATATAGAAGAGAGGATATTCAAAACATGGGAAGAGCAGGAGTTAATGGCTCATTTGCTCCACAAGGGAAATCGACTTATTCTATATGGAAATTTAAAGGAGGAGTTTATTGTCACCATTATTGGGAGAGATTAACTTTCAGACGCAGGTTTGAAAAAGGGAAGGGAAGCAAGGTTTTACCATTGCAGCCAAACGAAAAGAATACAACAAAAAGGGATATTGATAAGAATTATGTAGACGTTCCAAATTCAGAAGCAAATGCGGAGGGTGTGCCATTTAGCCCACCATCATGGAGGAAAGCCAATACAAAACCTATTGATATGCCAAATCGAGGAAGTTTAAAAAATAAGTAATGATAGCAAACGATTCAGTATTACTAGTAACGAATGATGATATCTTCAAGTATACATCCCTTAACGGGAATACAGATGTAGATAAGATATCTCCATTTATCAAAGTAGCTCAAGACATTGAGGTGCAAGAAGTTCTAGGAACAAAGCTATATGATAAGATTTTAACGGATGTTAGAGCTGATACAATAACGGGCAATTATGAAACTTTGCTTTTGCAATATGTACAACCTATGTTGATACATTATGCGATGGCAGATTTCCTGCAATTTCATGGTTATGAAATCAGTAACGCAGGGATATTGAGAAATTCTCCCGAAGATACTCAGTTACCTGATAAGGCAGAAATAAGCACATTAGTAAAAAGGGAGAGGGATATAGCAGAAACATATCGTCATCGATTAATTAGCTATTTAACATATTACCCAAGCCTATTTCCTGAATATACGGCTAACCAAAACGACGGGCAATATCCATCAACGAATCCAAATAATTATGTTTCATGGAATCTGTAAAAAGGACATATAAGCCTAAAAAGGATAAGCTAGAAAAACTTAAAAAGTATTACTCAAAACTGAAAAAGAATGAAACCAAGAAAAATAACGGAACTCAGAGTGACCTATTCAGAGGGGAAGGGAGATAAATGGCAACTATATGTTAAGCCTGACGGCTCAACAGAGGCAAATCCTAAAACTCCATGGTTTACGAATGTTTCCGCAAAAGATAAAGGGATTCTGTTTGTAACAATTTCCGAATTGAACAAAGAAACGCAAGAAACTCAGAAAATGATTTTAAAGCGATTTAAGGACTCTAAACATATTTTTGAGGGAGATATAGAGGAAGATGTACAAAAGCCCAAGAGAAAGCCTAAAAAGATAAACGTAAGCGAAAAATGAGGCTATTATTCCTAGCTATATTGTTATCGGGATGTTCTGCACAATGGCATTTAGAAAAAGCCTTGAAAAAAGACCCTACTCTTTTAATCCAAAAGGAGATAAAAACAATCGATACATTATTGGTTAGGGATTCGATAATATATCATGATACTTTTGTAGCCAAACAAATAGATACCATTACCCTTGAGAATGATAAATCGGAGGTTGTAATATACAAATACAAAAATCGATTTATTGTTAAAACTGAGATTAAGCAGGATACTATTCGGTACACTGAAAAAATAGAAGTACCGATTATTCAATACAAGGAGAGACCTAATTATACTAAATGGGTTTTGCTAGGATTAGGATTATTCTTGATTGTTTCATTTGTGATACGAAAATCTAGATGAGGAAGAAATTTGATAACCCAAGTAGGACATCGCCTAAGTCAAATGATAGAGGATGCCTTTGTAAGGATACTTTGACGTACTCCAAAAAATGTTGCGATGGAACATTGTGGGCACAAGGGATTGGAAGGATTACGGGAGAAACCACAAAATTCCTAATTCCCTATTATTGGGGAGTATCCAATACGCCTATAACCGCATCGGAAATAAATACCCTTGTAAACGAAGGACAAGCCAATGTTATTAATGAATATCCAAATGGAGTTATTGATATAGTTTGGTTTGCTCAAGGGCAATATTTGTGGTTTGCATATGAAAGCCAATATCAGAATAAAACGAGTTGGTTTGTTTCTCATGTTAACCAAGGTAGCATTGGGGGAGAAGATGACTTATTCGGAGGTCCTACGCAATTCGAGTTAATTACGGATAGGTACCAAGAAACCTTTAAATTTTATGTTTCAAATTATGCAACCACAACAAGTGGTAGCATGGAATTAAGAGAGTAATGTCAGCAACTTTAAACGATAATTTTGATACGCAATTTCCAAAACCGATTGATTCGAGATTTGGACCATATGCGGATATCTCAACTGCATTAACGCAAGTTCCATCATATCGCAGATATGAGGGGCTAACCATTGGTATTGGTAGCGATGTGGTTGAGGAGTATTGGTGGAAAGAAGGCATAGCAGATGATGACTTAATTTTAAAAACTTCGGGAGGTTCTGAAAACATCGATACATTAACACAAAGCGAATACGAGGCTTTACCCGAAATAGACCCAAACACATTATATATAATTACGGACGATGTCATTTAATTATAGGGGAATAGAAGCGGAACAAATATACTACGATGGTAAACCTATCGTTCGAATGTATAAGAATGGCATAATGGTTTACCCAACAACTGCATTTAGAATAGATGTAGATGGGGAGTTAATTACTCAGGATTCTAATTATTTGCAATCTACCGAGCCGTTTTGGGGATTTTTAACAACCCAACAGAATGATTATTTAACGTTAGATAATATAAACGTCCTTGAGTATTCGACATATTGGGACAGATATTTACAACAAGACGTAGCATTATTAACTCAATTAGGGGATTCACTAATTTTAAATTATGAGCAATAAGAAAATAACAGATTTACCAATACTAACGACTTTTGCGGATGACGATGTAATGCCCATTGTGGATGCAAGTGCAAACGTAACGAAGCAATCATACATCCAAGATTTAGCGACAAGGTTTTCCCAAGATTGGGGGGAAATTGGAGGCACTTTATCAAATCAAACTGATTTACAAGGTGCTTTAGACGCAAAGCAAGATAATTTAGTAAGTGGTACAAACATAAAAACAATAAATTCTACCTCTTTGTTAGGTAGTGGTGACGTTGCGGTACAAGAAACGCTTGTTTCAGGAACTAACATCAAAACAATAAACTCCACGTCCTTACTTGGTAGCGGTGATATTAGCATAGAGGCAAATCCAAGTGGAGGTGCAGGGTTAATCCAATTTAGTGATGGTAGTGCCTTTGCAAGTGATTCTAATCTATTTTGGGATAATACAGCCAAGCAATTGCAATTAAGTGGAAGTGATTCAACTGGTACAATACCAAGTGGTTTGAAGTTGCGCCCAAATTTACCAATATCATCAAGTTATGGTGCAAACATTTATTCGTATTTTAATAATGATAAATGGTTACAAATTAGCAAAGGGGGAACAAATTACTACACTTTTGCTGGTAGTGGACTTGGAATGAATTTAGGGCAATTTGGAACCCCAACCGCCCAACTCCACATTAAAGGTAGTGGCTCAACATCTGCAACTACTTCTTTATTGGTGCAGAATAGTTCGGGGACGGAGGTGTTGAAGGTGACTGACGATAGTGTTACTAATGCACGAGGTAATTTCAATGTATTACATCCATCAGTTGCAACAAGGTCTTTGAAATTAGGGTGGGGGTCTATTTTTGCTAATGATAGCGGAAGCGAATTAATGTTAGGGGCAGTTTTCTCAATTCCTTCAAGTCCTCAAATACTATTAGCGGGTAACACAAGGTCAAGTGGGGCAAATACAATGCAATTACAAGCAATAAATGGAATAAGTGTTGCGTCATCTTATACATCTCCAAATTCATCTGCACAACTTGACATATCAAGCAGCACCAAAGGCTTCCTGCCACCCCGAATGACCACGACCCAAAAGAACGCAATTGCATCACCTGCGGCAGGATTACAAGTGTATGATACAACGTTAAATCAAATGTCGTATTACAACGGCACATCATGGATAGATTTTTAAAATTATGTATATTAAAATAAACACAACAGTAAATTTGAATAGCGGTATAAGTGTACCAAGTGGTTCAGTAGTAACAATTGCAGAAGGCTACGCAAGTGTTAAAGATTTAAAAGAAGGATTAATCCCAAGTCAAATTGCAACTTTTATTTATGCATCTGAAAGTGCATATGAACAAGGGCTGCAACCCTTACAAGGAGTTGCCGATTTTGACCAAGTATTTCAAGCCGAATTAACCGAACAAGCCTATAAAACGGAAACGGCTGAAACATTGCTTATTAATGCAGTGGTAGAAAAGTTATGCGAAATATATGGTACGGAAAATATTGAAGTTATTCAATAAAATTACCCTTGACATTTAACGAACTTACAAATACTACTACAACACCACATGAAGAGATATGAAAACATTTTTAGACGAAATTGGAATTAACATAATGCAATCCGTTGCAGGGTTGTTTGGCTCACTTTTGTTTTTAGGAAAGGAAGGAGCAAAGAATTTGAAACAATCATTGTTTGCCATTGTTACGGGAACGGCATCGGCTAATTATCTGACTCCCGTAGTAATGGAAATCCTAAAGATTGAAAATACCAAGTATGAAAATGGAGTTGCTTTTATTCTTGGGTTTTTAGGATTAAAGGGAGTAGAGGCAATAAGTAAAAGATTTTATAAAGAAAAAGTAAAAGATGGAAATGATGCAAGTAATAAATGAATTAGCCAATTTATTGGTATGCGTTAACGCTACGCTTTTTTATATATTCGTATTCGGCAGGGAGGTTAGCAGGATTGACAAACTTCCATTAGCAGAGAAGATATTGCTAAGGGTAGGATTGGCGTTACCTGCGGTTATGGGGCTATGGAATGTCTTGTATATGAGTTATCCTCCAACGGCAGAAATAATCATGAATGTTGGATACGCTTGTTTGTTTACTTGGGCATCCATATTCCACTATAAACAATTTGTAAAAAAATAATGGCAGATATTAAAAACGCAAACATTGAATACATTCTCCGATGGGAAGGAGGATTGAGCAAGGATACTAACGATAGTGCTAGTAAGAATTGCGTTCCTGATGGTAGCGGTACGCATACTAACAAGGGAATTACATGGGCATCATGGCGGTCACAATTTGGCTCGGACAAAGATTCTATTGCTAGATTCTACAAGATGGACGCAGAGGATTGGAGAATTATGTACAAAGGATATTGGGACGGCATGAAAGCTGACCTAATTATCTCTGATTTGATTGCAGAGTTTTGGGTTGATTTCGCATGGGGTTCAGGAGTTAGGGGAGCATCTAAGCAACTTCAGTATTGTCTTAATGATTTAGGATGCGAACTAGGAGTTGATGGAGTAATTGGACCTAAGACAATCAAGGCATTGAATACTAGAATTGACAAGCTTGGAGAAAAGCGTGTATACAATGAATCTTTTAACCACAGATGTAATTTCCTAGCATCTCTCTCTTCGTTCCAACATTTTGGTCGGGGATGGATGAATCGATTGCGAGATTTCAATGGTTACGCACAGAAAAAATTGATAGGAGGTTAACCCCTCCTTTTTTTTGTATTCCTCTATTTTATATTTGGAATTCTAAAATATATTGCTTATATTAATGATATGGAAAACAATATAAAAATGACAAAAAAACAAGAATCCCTTTTTAACTACCTGAACTCAGGTAAAAAATTAATCCAAGAAAGAAATGCTCTTTTTATGGAAAATGGTGAAACTGTTAACACTAAAACATTAATTAGCTTAATGTACAAATTGAATCCAAAAAACTATCGTGAAGATTTGAGGAACTCAATAATTATCAAATAATAAATTATTTCATATTTGGAATTGAAAAAGATATTCGTTATCTTTGAACTGATATGGAGAATTCAAAATTTAAAAATATCCTTAAAGATAAGGATGGAAACATTACGGGCTACCTAGTCGACCCAAGCTGCGATTGGGTAGCAGAGATGAATGAGGCAATCAACGGAGACAATCCGACTGTTTGGCTCAATGTTAATGGCAAGGATATGCCACGCCCAATTTATAACTTGATAGTTTGCAAGAGGGATGTCGGGATTTACAACGAGGGGATGAGAAGAGACCGCTTTTGGAAGATTACGCCAATCAAAAAATATTTTGGTTGGCACCATAGGGATAACAATCTCTTCCATGATTATTTATCAAATTTACTAGACAAAATATTAGATGACCAAAATGGATAGTAGAATGAAACTAGCCATACTCAAGAACATGAAACCCCATACGACCATCTTATATCGAGGTTGTTGGGGTGATGGCGATGTAGAAGAGGCGAAGTTCCTCAGCCTAAGCGACAAAAATGGGGAATACATTGTAAACGTAGAAATCCATAACGGCTCTATCCGTTGGGGATACTTATATCAAATAGCACTTATATGACGAATAAAGAAGCACTAGACGAAATCTTTAAGGAATCGAATCAGGTTCTAGCAGAGAAACTCAAGGTTCCATACAACACGATTGGGACATGGAAATTTAAACACAACAGAGGTGACTTATCAATCGAGAAACAAATCGAGATTATCTCTAAAATGAAGTACCAAATGAAACAAACTATATTATGGAAAAAACTAGCAAAGTAACACAAGTAGCTGCCAATGGCACATGGGAATCTAAGTACGGCTTAATGTACAAATTCGAGATTTCATTCGAGAACGGAGATAGTGGAGAATACAACTCCAAATCTCAAGACCAAAACAAATTTGTAGAGGGGCAGGAAGCAACCTACACAATTACATCGAGGGATTATAACGGGAATACCTTTTATACTATTAAGCCATCCCAACCTGCATTTAACGGAGGTGGATTCTCAGGAGGCAAGAAAGACCCCGAAACAGAGAAGAGGATTACACGCATGAGCGTATTAAAGGTAGCAGGTGACATGGCTATGGCTGACAAGATTCCTATTTCAAAATTGACCTATATGGCTCAGATTCTAGAACAATATGTTATGACGGGAGATGATACGATGGCACAGATTTATCAGGCATCTCAAAAGCCAAAACAAGGTAACATTGAAAGCAACTTTAAGGAAGATGCGATTAAGGACATCGCAGACGATTTACCATTTTAATTTAAGAATATGGAAAACCAATCAGTAAAAGAACTCATCGAGGATTATTTAACTCACCATCACAAATCAGTCATTGATGGCAGGACAAATGCGTTAGATTTAAAAATCTTCATTAAAGAAACGAAAGACTTGATGTCGGAGATTGAGAAGGATATCGAAGAGATAGTGCAGGAGGAGGCACAGAAATGGCACAAGCAAAGCTATTCGGGGTATGATATTGAATACTCCGAAGGCAGACGAATATTAGAGTACAAGCATATTCCCGAATGGCAGGAAGCAAAACAGAAACTTCTAGAAGTAGAAGATAAATGCAAGGCTGCACTTGAATCGGGGAAGCGTAATCTAATGGCTGTAAACGAAGACGGGCTAGTCATTGAAGCAGCAAAGGAGAAGTTCTCCAAGCCCATAGTAAAAATGAAAAAAACAAAGGGAGTCGATGACTAACTCCCTTTGTAAACTAATTTGCGAATATGGAAAACTCGAATTAGATTTAACAAAGATATGGAAAACCAAGATAATACTAACTATTTTATTCTATTCCCTACTCATCTTTTGGATACGTTAAATCCAAAGGAGGCTATACTTATGGGTGTTTTAATCTCCCTAGCCAAACGAGAGGGGTACGCTTATCCTAGCAATCGAATGCTAGAGGAAACGCTGAAGATGTCGACATCCTCCGTAGCGAGGACATTGAAAAAGCTAGAAACCGAACGCTACATTAATCGGGAATTAATTTATAACGACAAAGGAGAAGTTACTCAAAGGAGAATATACATCCTCCCATCACTAGTGAAGGGGGGTATTCCCAAAAATGAGGATACCCCCATGTCAGAAATGCCAATACCCCCTAGTCAGAATCGACAACTATATAGTATAAACACTATAAATAAAGATAATAGTATAAGGGATAATAAGGCGTACACAGAGGCTTTTGAGATTTTATGGCAATCTTATGGTAAGCGAGGCAACAAGCAAACATCAAGAAAGGCTTTTTTGAGATTGAGCGACAAAGATAAAAGGGCTATGATTCAAAGAATACCCGAATACGTTACTGCTCATCAAAACGCAAACAAGATGGAATTCTTACCGCATTTATCTACATTTATCAATCAGCGAAGATGGGAGGACGAATTGCCATACCAAGACAAGATTAACCCTAATAAACAATTAATTGATTGGAATGAAAACTGAGATATATGTAATTGATTGCGACAATCAAGCTCTAGGAAATGAGATACAAAGACTATGTGTTTTAGCGGACATTAAGATTCCTGAAACCCCGAAGCTCGTTGTAGAATTTGTACGAGAGAATTTCGGGAAGCTCCCACTACCGATTATACGCAAGGCATTCGATAATTGGATAGCAGGGAGGACAGATATCCGAAAACCCATGAATATGAACGCTCATTTCATTTCGTCCATTCTAAGGAACTATGTAGACGGCAATAGGCATAACATATCTCTGAAGCCACGAAAGATGCTAGAAAGCCCTAAAAATGAACCTAGCGAGGAACAGAAGAGGGAATCTCTGAGGAGATTATACGAATTGACTAAAAAGCAGTTTAAAGAATACCTTGATACGGGAATCCCAAAACTTAGTTTACTGAGCTTACATATTATTGGCAAGACGATTGACATTGATTTAGAAGATATGCAGAGGCAACTAGCACAAGAATGGATTGAGGAATATGACAAGGCATCGTTTGAACACATGAAAAACCAAAGGAGAAAAGCAGGGAAAGACATCCGAACAATCAAATATCAAGAACCTAAAAATCTAAACAAGGATTATGTTACCAAAGCTTATTGGCATTACAAGAATATTCTAGAAACGGCATAATTCTAAATTTGGAATTCTCAAAACTATTACCTATATTTGAAATGATGACAGATAATATTATAGATTTAAGAGGACCGCAGGGGAACGCTTTCTACCTGCTTGGATTAGCAAAGCGAATCGGACAAGAACTTGATTGGCATGAATCCAAAATTCAGGAAATGTTAACGGACATGAAGTCGGGAGATTATGAGAATCTTCTCGACAGATTTGACCAAGAGTTTGGCTGCATTTTTACAATCATTAAATAAGAGATGAGCATGGAAAAACGAAATAGGGATGACATTACATGGTATTGGCATTTGCGATACGCAGAGGAGTATTTGAAAGAAAACGGATATGGTGTAATCATGAAAGAATTTGATTGCATACAAATCCTTGTACCCCTAAACAAAAGCCACGATATGATGTGGGTAACTATATCCGAAGAGGAAACTTTGAAATTGTCTAACAAATATTTAGACTATATCCAATCACAATATATTCAAGACGAAAGTTAATATGGAAAGCAAGAAATTGATACTAAAGCAAGTGGTCGAACACTATCTGAAAAATCGACCTGAAACAAGAGATAGTGATTTAAAATTAACGCAGCTAGTTTGGGAAACCTATGGTTTCATAGCTCCAAAAGAAACTGCCTTTACTTTACTCATCATGCTAAGTCGCAGGAGCATCCCACAATTTGATTCTATCAGTAGATGGAGGAGAAGATTACAACAGATGCACCCTGAATACAGAGGTAAGCTATGGGACAAAAGGCATGGGTTACAAGAGAATGCAAAAGCAGAATTAGGATACAACACATGAGTATAATATATCATTCAGCAATTAAAGGGTTTAACGAATATAGGGAGCAGAAAACTCCCTATTTTGAGTATGATGGTCATTACGGCATAGCGTACGATTTAGAATCAAATGAGCCGTACCCAAAAGAAGTTTACAAGGCAGATTTTATTTATTGTGAACTTCCATTCCCTAGAGGATATGAAACATTTAACGATAGGGTAGGCAAAGACCAAGGTAAGGGATGGAAACATATGGTAATGTTAGCACGGAAGATGGCACTCGATTTGAATATTCCATATTATTTTTCAGGAGACAAAGGGTTTTCTAAAATATTCAATACGGAATTTCAGCATGAAACATGGTGGGATGTACATAAAACAAATGTTATCATCTACTCTAATCAAAAAATCGAATGCAATACAAATATTGAGTTGATACAAAAATTATATCAGCAACATGATTGTGGATTGGATATGGCGTGCGGATACGGAGTGTTATTAAAGGAAGCCTTGAAGTACAAAAAGAAAGCAGTATCTATGGACATCAATCCGTATTGTATTGGATATTTAAAACACGAATTATTACAAGCAGATGGGTAAGCGATTTTCTAATCTAGACATTATGTTTTACGAGATATATGTATATTGGGATACAGAATTAGATTGTAGGATTGGTTTTATTCCTATGGAGAGGAGAGGCAAGGACAAAATATATGGGTTAAATCAAAACCAAGAATATATCGAAGTAGAAAAGAAAACGCTCAGTCGAATATGGGAAAGGGAGCTAGTCAAAAAATACAAGCCGTTGCAAAATGAGGCACAGAGAATCAAGCCTACAAATTAATTGTGTACGATATTTCAGATATCAATATCCGAATTTAGCACGGGTCTTTTTTAGCGTGCCGAATGGAGGACATCGATTTGCAAAAACGGCATCGTGGATGAAAAAGGAAGGTCAACTTGCAGGAGTAAGTGATATGCTGCTTTTAGTTCCAAATAAAAACCATCATGGCTTATGTATAGAATTTAAGATTAAGCCAAACAAACAAAGCGTAGCACAAAGGAATTTTGAGGAGGCAGTTTCTCCCTTTGGATACAAATACATTATCGTTTACGATTTCCCTGAATTCAAAAAGGAAATCGACAATTATCTCAGTGAATCTACATTTAAGTGATATCGCCAAAAAACATGATGAGTGGATTAAGGTCGCAATCTATGTCGGAGCAGCTCCAAGCGTAGCAGAGGATTATGTCCAAGATATGTACATCAAGCTATCACAAATGGAGGAGCGAGAGGGCAACTTAAATCGAATTCGCAATAATCAAGGGGAGGTTAACACCGTTTATATATTCAAAATACTATCTAATTTCGTTATAGATGCGGCTAGGAAGCCGTCTAAGACAATATCGTTAGATGGGCAGATAGAAGATATTGGAGAGCTAAACATAATGTCAGAGAAGGCATATAGTGAATTGATTACTTGTATACGAGAGTGCATAGATTCGATGCACCAATACGATAAGATGTTGCTAGAACTTCATTTTGTCTATGGTATGAGTATGCGAAACATTGAGAAGCAAACTAAAATTCCGAAACATTCAGTATTTAATACTTTAAAAAATGCAAAACAGAAAATCAAAAACAAAGCAAGTGCGAAATTCAATCAATACCTCGAAGAGAAGCACGACGAAGAAACCCGTTACGGGGGCAGGAGATGTAGTGGAGAAGATAACGGAGAAAACGGGGATTAAGAAAGCAGTCAAATGGTTAGCAGGAGAGGATTGTGGATGCGATGAAAGAAAGGAGAAACTAAATAAATTATTCCCCTTAAAGAAACCATTATGTTTTACTGAGGAGGAATACCAATGGATGACTAAGTTCAGGCAAAACACAAACGAAAAAATAGAGAAGGAAGAAACTAAAAGACTAGCGGAAATATACAATAGGGTATTTCAGACTAGAAGATTCTACAAGCCTTGTACTTGCAACCCTGCAAAATGGAAGGAGTTAATCGGAGAATTAAACGGGATTTATGAAACCTACGAAAAGGAAGCGAACTAGATATATCGGGATGGAGGCAAAGGTTAACCATGACGAAATACTTCGCATATACGACCAAGGAAATTTACTAGCAGAGTTTTACGACAAAGAAGAGGGCAGAAGATATTTAAGACATTTAAGATATGGGGAAACCAATATTGTTACCAAGCCAAATTGAAGGCATAAGCACAAGAGCAGATAGGACACTAAAGATTGTATTGTCTACTCAAGAATTGCCACCCAATGAAGCAGGGAGGCTATTCGGACTGAATCAACGCATGGCATATGTAGGTATTAAAGAAGAGGCTTTTCAAGAATCAGAGGAGCAGATGTTAGAGGGTTTATCTGTTGAAGCAGGAGAGCATAAAAACAGAACTCCATCTCAAAGATTAAGAGCGATACTATATGTCTGTTGGAAGGAAGATAATGATGGGCACCCAAGTTTTGACACCTATTATGCACAGAAGATTGAGCAGATAATTCAGCACTTCAAGAATAAGTTAGACGCTCAAAAATTAGACATTGATTAGGTTATTGCTTATATTTGGAAAATGGAAAACGAGGAACTAGCATTACAAAGAGCAAGAATTTTCATAGCAAAGCATACATGGAAGTTTGCTAAAACTATGCCATGGGTACCGCATTGGTACATTGTAAAAACTAAACTTAGCGAGGAGGACCAAAAAGAATTCGATTGGTTTGTTGAGGCATCTCGTAAATATGGAATCAATTTAAGATGGGGCAAGAAACCTCCAAAGCCGTATTGGTTTATTGACGAATATAAATATTGGACAATGATGGCACCCATAGAAGAAACAATAATTATTAATAGAGGAAAGCATGACGTATAAAAGAGTTCCCGTTTACATTCAAGGAGTAAAGGAGAGGGAACAATATATAAACGAATACATTCACCCTGCATTAGTAGAGCAGGGATTTTTGGATATTCACATTATGTATGATGTCGACAAGAATGGTCCATTATGGAATTTCAACAGAGTTGTTGACCATGCAGTAGATTCAGGGCATCCATATTGTATAGTGTTACAAGATGATGTTATTCTCGCATCCAATTTTTCAAAACATATTGATGATATCATGTCCCACAATATTCCTGCGGTTTCATTTTTTTGCCCACCTCGACAAAAATATATTGATGAGCAACAGATGGGTACACGCATATATACGGAAAAAGAATTCCTATGGATGCAAGGGATGTTATTTAACATTGAGTTTTTAAAAGGATTTCAGGAATATAGACATACGGATAAGGAATCGTTTTCATGTGATTCGATAATGAAGAGTTATACTAAAAAAACTAAGAATTATATCAGAGTTGTAATCCCGTCAATAGTCCAACACAATTTAGATATAAAAAGCTCCATAGGGACGGGAAAAAAGATTGGAGGCTTTCTTAGAGAAAGCCCTGTATTCTTTGAAGTTAAACCTCCGTATTTTAGATGAACAAAGCAGACTGCAAATCAATTCTAGATTATAAGGAGTTTCCTAATTACGATATTCTTTATTGCGACCCTCCGTGGGAGGAGAGAATGACAAAATGGTTTAGGACAAAAATGCGTAAGGATATTGGCAAAGCTCCATCGTTTACGTTTGAGGAAATTATAACTAAGCTTGGAGAATCAGCTATCAAGAACAAGCCGTTATATATCGAATATGATATTAAGACATATGAAGGAGTAATAAATCGTATGGAGTCGATGGGGCATAAATTCGCAGGAGTTACTATATACCCCTTGTATACAAAAAGCCAACAAGCGGTTTTATCCTTTAATACTAATATTGTTCCTGAATCAAATGTCAAAAAAATATCTCATTCCATAACTGAGATGTTCAGGAAGCATGGAGAAGGGCTAACTATATTTGACCCATTCGCAGGAATAGGTATTACCGCTAAAATGGTTATTGCATCAGGCAACTATTATCATGGCTCAGAATTGAATCCTAAAAGGGTTGCAAAACTCAAAACAATTTTAAATCTAAACTAAACAAATCGGACACATAAAAAAGCATGAAGAGATTTCTGTTATTCCTAGAATTGTTATTTGCGTTCCCTCTGTTGTTGTTTATCGTTTTAACTTGGAGAAATGAAGATATATAAATCAACTAATGTTTATGAGGAGGCGAAGGAGCGACTGAAATATCTGTTTCAGGAATTTGAGAATATCTATGTCAACATATCAGGAGGTAAGGATAGCACAGTAGTTTTTAATTTGTGCTTGGAAGTTGCAAGAGATTTAAATCGTTTACCTCTCAATGTTTTATTTCTAGACCAAGAGGCAGAATGGGATGCGACAATAGACCATGTTAGGGAAATCATGAATCATGAGGATGTTAACCCTTTTTGGTTTCAGATTCCTTTTAGGATGACTAACTCAACTAGCCAATATGAAACTTATGTCAATACATGGGGAGAAGGGGAGGAATGGATAAGACCAAAGGAATCAATCGCAATACACAAAGCTCCGTGGAAGGCTGACAGATTCCATGCATTCTTTGATGAGTTTATGGCTCACTACCATAAGGGAGAAAAAGCTTGTCACATAGCAGGGGTTAGAGGAGAGGAATCTCCAACACGATTGTTAGGGCTAACGAATTCTGCAACTTATAAATGGATTACATGGGGAAAGAAGTTTGACCCTAAGCGAGAGCATTATAATTTTTATCCGATTTACGATTGGAGTTATAGGGATGTTTGGAAATATATTAACGACAATGAGTTTTCCTACAATCGAATCTATGACTATCAATATCAGCACGGCATTCCCGTAAACAAGATGAGAGTTTCAAATCTCCATCATGAAACTGCAATACATCAGTTATTTTATATGGCAGAATGCGAACCTGAAAATTACAATAAACTAGTAAAGCGAATCAAGGGAATAAACTCAGCGGTAAAATCTAATGACACGGGTTTCTTTTTGTATGAGCTACCATTTATGTTTACGGATTGGAAGGAATATAGAGATTATCTGTTAGACAAGTTGATAATGGATGACAAGGAGAAGGAGCGTTTCGCTAAAGCGTTTAAGGCACAAGACAAGATATACGAAAAATATCTAGCAGATAAGATGCACAAGGTTCATGTCCAAAGCATCCTAGCTAATGATATCAGTCATACGAAACTTAAGAATTTTGATAGAAGCCCTGCTTGTTACCAAATTAGAAAAAAACTAAAGAATGAAGGAAATACAGAAATTAATCA